AGTGCCTTGCACTGTAAGATCGATGCCGCTCGGAATAAGCAAACCGTTTTCTGTAAACTGTAAGATGGGCGTTCCCAGTACAGTCGCCCAATACTCGCCCGAGCCAGCCCAATAAAAACCGCTGTTTGTTTCGCTAACCCAACCAATGCCGGGGGTGTTTTCGTCACCGTCTACAAAGCGCAGCGGTGCGTTCATGCCGCCGTCGCCCTCGCGGCTAAGGCTGTTCGTAATCTCGTTGCCGATGTCCTCCATCGTTGCATTACCCCAGTCCGCGGTAATGTTCGTGTTGGCGACAACCGGGTTGCCGGCTGGCAGCGTGTACGTTCCTGCTCCGTTACGAGGCATGGTGAGTTCCTATTCGTTCATCGAGGTAGTCGCCGCCGCAGCGGTAGCCCTAATTGCCTTGGTAGTAAGTTCTCCCTGCGCTTGGAGAACTTTTAGACGTTCCAAAAATTCTATCGACTGCCTTGGGTTCATATTGGTCAGAATGCCGGCTATCTCTGCGCGGGTTTCTTTTCCAAAGGCACCGCTCATTGCGTTCCAGACGCTTTTCACACCAGAGACGCCGACAGCTTGCATCCCACTTGGAGCAGCAGCCGCCATGTCACCAATTATGTTTGGTTCAGCTTCAGCAATTTTGTCTGCTGTATTAGAGCCGCCGCGAACGTAATTGCTTGTCGCGGACATCTGGTTTTCCAGCGCAAGACGCTCGTTCATTCTTTCGCGTCTGTTCGCGTTGAGAGCGGCAGCATCAAGTTGCGCTCTTGCGTTTATGCTTCCCGCAATCGGAGCAACTCTGTTTGGGTTAGACGTTTGATCATTAGGCGACTGCACGCGCTGCCTGAGAGCCTCGACCTGACCGCGACGGAGGTATTTCAAATTCTCAGGAAGGATCGCCTCTGGCGTTGTTTCAATGTCTCGCAGGGTTTCAAAATCGCCCTTGGCCCTAAATTGCTCGAGGCCCGCGTCAAATGCGTCCTTTCGCTGCATGGGACGTTCATAAGCGCCGCGTGCCATCCTATAGATGTCGCCGCCGGCAGAAGCGTCAGCGCCGCGCAAAAGGTTGTTTACGACGTCCTGCGCCCGTTCAACTTCTGTTTGTGTTTGCGCGGGGATCGGATCAGTCGGGCGAGAGCCAAAGCGCCTGTTCGCGGTAATGGTTTCACCGACGATCTTTTTAACAATGTCTAATTCTTCAAAAGTAGGGTTTCTCGCAAGCGTGCCATTATCGTTATAAAGAGATGACACCGATCTCCCCACATCTCTATTTGCCCTCTCCTCGGCTTGGATAATGCGCTGAACCGCGGGCGTTTGCATCTGCGCTATAACTTCAGCGTTGCTGATGTCTGGCAAGCCAGGAAGCTGCTCGTAATATGGGCGAGAATCTGTCCGAGCTTGCTGGCGGAACCTATCGCTCACCGCAGCCGGGTTGCCTGTCGTTCTGGCACCGATACCGCGCTCTACTGCATTAATAACCCGACCAGCACCGCCCCTGGCTCTTGTCTCAAAAGCCTGATCGACCATCGCGCTGCCGGGGCCAGTTAGAGTTCTCACAGACCGAGTCAAACGCTGTACAGGCTGTCCACCAACATCAGCAAGCATCACCGGGACATTAAGCTGCTGTGCCCGCGCAATCGCCGCAATCGCTTGATCTTGCGTAATGCTGCCGTCTTGCATCGCTTGCATGATCTGCGCCTCTGCCGCCGTTGCCGGCGCAGGAGATGGCGTGCGAGGTGCGCGAGGCGTGCGCGTAGATGGACCGCCGCCTACATTTACAGAGCCGCGTGTGGGATCGTTTCCTGGCCCAGCCAAATATTGGTTGATGTTGTCTAGCTTCCCGCGCCCGTAACGCATGGCTCTCGGCAGCGCAATGCTGGTACCGCCAATTGTGCCTCCAAGACCGCTTCCGACGACAGCCCCCTGTGCCGCGCCGTACTCGCGCTGCCCAGGATTAGCCGACATATAACCTTCAAGCGCGCCAGGAGTGGCACCAGCTTTTGCGCCGGAAGAGATGCCCTGGCGCAGCGTATTCGCAGCGGCAACCTTGCCAGCCCCGCCTACGCCGTACAGAGCGTCCATGACTATTGGTAAAGCCCTGGCTGTAGTGGCCGCTGGCAAAACCATTGATGCGCCACCGGTGAAAGGAGCCGCGCCCACGCCGCCCACGTAAGACATGACGACTGGAGCCACCGCCCCGAGAGCCGCTGCCGTGCCGGCCTTATATGGGTTCGCAGCGGCGTATCTCTCGCGGTCGCGCCTCTGCCGCTCCATTGAAAGATCGTAGTCGCCGGCCTTGCCGGTGGCGCGCTCAAACGCTGCCCGCCCCTCGTCAAGTGATCCAAGGCTTATGCCCTGCTCGAATTGCTCCCTCAGCCCTTGCAAGTGTCCAATGGGAGCGTCAGCAGCGGCCCGTCTTGCCTTGGCATCGTCTAGTATTTTTTGCTGTGCCGGTGTCATTGGGGAACTCCAGCAGCAGTAAATTCTTCTTTTTCGTCAGGCGTCATACTATCCCAATCAACTTGGGAAACGCCTTCTGGCGCAACAGACACAGCCGCCCACTTATTTATTTCTTCTTCATAATCCATCTTCTGTTGTTCTGGCGTTGCCGCTCTTCCTGCTCTTTGCTGCAAAGACTGAATAAGCTTTGGGATAGAAGCCATTTTTTGTCTTACGCGCTCTGGCGAATCGCCATAGGCCGGGGAGATAGCTTTAATTTTTGCTAGTGTTTCTGGATTAGTTATACCAGCGCCGGTCGCGGCCCTCAGCAACCCCTCAACCACATTAGCAACGCCGCCGGTAAATATTTGCCGATCTGGCGTCATGCCCATATTTGCAACCGCTTCTCCCACCAATGGGATGGAGGATGTAATCCCTTCTGACATGCTTTTGTAAGCAACATTAGGATCGCGAGACATGGCCGCTTGCATGTCCTTCCAGCCAATATCAGCAGTCGTAAGCCATGAGGAAGCCTTTAGCGCGTCCTCTGTCGGCGGCTTAGTGGTTTCTGGATACTTAATAATTCCAGAATATAACGTCGGGACGCCATTATTAATTGTAAATGGTCTTGAATCTTTTGTAAGCCTTACAGCTTCGCCACTTGGCGTAAATCCACCTGAACTTGTAGCGCCAAACCCAAGTTGCGATTGTATTCTGCGCGTTTCTGCTGCGTTAGCATCAGCGACAATATTACGCCCGCGTTGGTAGTCGCGCTCGTCTTGGTCTAAGCCAATTTGATAATCTCTATCAGCCCTGCGCTCCTCGCGGTCGGCTGTTTGTGCGTAATTCTGTCCGAGCCTAAACTGCACTTCTGCCTGTTTCATCCTGTCAGCGCCGACATCTCTAACAACAGTGCCATCAGGCCCAATCGTGACATTACCCACCCGCGTGGGTTCACGACCAGCCATCGCCCTCTTCAGATAGCTCTCCTGCATGCCAGCAAACTTAGGCCCAGCGTACTGAGCCGCAATGGCAAGTCTGTCGTCCATGTTTGCTTGTTTCGAGCGTTCAAGTGCTTGCATTTGGGCTTCAGAGTAATCGTCCTTGCCGCCAGCAAGTTCCATGAATCGTTCAAAAGCAGCGTCCGCGCTTTTCTGAGACAATGTACCACCCACGCTCTGTCTGCGCGTTTTCGGCAAATAACTACGCTGCTGCGACCCATAAGTTGACGGGTCAAAAGCGTCATCGTTTGGGTCGTAGAAATCCATTAGACCGGACCTGTGTAAGACCGCTTCTTGCGCGGATCGTAGCCTTGAGAAAAGTAATTGTTGTCCGCAAATCTGCCAACTGACTCAGCCCTCTTTGCTGCAATGTCGGCCCTGCCGGCCTTGGTTTCTTCATTCCCTTTGCGGGCCATGTAGGCGTTGCCAAGCTGCGCTGCGTATTGCGCGAACGAGGGCGCGACAAAAGTATTGCCGACCATGCGGCCCTCTTGTCCTTCCATACCTCTGTCGCGCAGCATGTCGATCTGCGCTTGTTTACGTTGCAGCTCCTCTTCTTGAGGATCAAGCGCACCCATTTCGACCATGTAGTTAAACTGCTGATTTCTCAGCCGGTTGTTTTCTTGATCTTGCTGGGCTTGCCGCTGGCGAAAATACAGTTCTTCTTCAGTCATCACAAAGCTCCGTAATTAACGGTTAAATATCCGCTGTTATGCTGACGCACCAGGTCAGGCCTGACGCGCTTAAGCTCTTGTGCAATCACGCCGCGTTCGCGGTGTCCAAAGATGTCGTATTCGTACACACCGACACCAACAGAGTGAGTGCCTACGCGCCGAATGTTGCTTTTGAGCCTGACATCTGAGAATGAGAAGCCACCGCTTAAAGCGCCCGCTCCCAAGCTGGTCAAACCACCGAATACGTTACTGATACCGGCATTTTTTGCGTTTGCCGCATCAAGCGCCGCACCGTACTGGCTCTGCGCTGCGCCGAGTAGATTCGGCGTCTGAGAAATGCCAGCCTGATTAAACTGCGGCATATTCGGCATGTTAACTTGCTGGCCTGACATGAGCGCGTTCATCTCGTTCAGTGACATGCCGCGGCGTTGAGCTTGTTCTGCAATGGCTTGCTGGCGCAGCGTGTTCTGCGCGTTAGCGTAACTCTGGTTTAAGCCAAACTGCTGCCCCTGCGCCGCGTTCATTGCGTTCATCGCGTTGATGTCAAGGCCCTGCGCTTGAATTAGCGCCTGGTTGCCAAAGTTGCCCTGCGCCATAGCTTCGCTGATGCCCTGCTGACGAGCGCCCATCTGTGAGCCGTACATGCGCTGTGCTTCGTTGCCGGCAGTGTCATAGGCGTTGTACCGCTCTGCAGCCTGGCGCTGTGCAAGCTCATCTAGGCCGCGCTTGTAGCCCTCGCTGCCAAGCTTAAAGCCCTGGTTCGACAGCTGCGTCTGAAGCTGCCGGTTCTGATAATCCTGCACTGGCATCATGCGTTCCATGAGGCCCCGCGCTACTGTATCGCGGTAATTGGTATCGTAGGTAGGCGCCGCCGGCGCTCCACCAAAGTTGAAGCTGGTGTTTAGCCCCGGCGAATAGTCAGCGACATTAGTCCTGATCTCGCCAGCCTGACCGCCAGAGGTCATCTTGGGGAGGTTCTGATAGTCAAACGGCTGGCTGTACTCAGAGCCAACACGGTTCATAAAACTATTAGCAAGAGTGCTGCGTTGATTTTGAGATGCAATCTGCGCGTCGAGTGCGCTTTGAAGCCCTGGTGCAAGAGTGTTTTGCTGCGTCCACGCCGTTACATCTTGCCCAGAAGCGGGGTCTGTTTTTTTCTCTGTGTCGTAATACTGACTGCCAAAAGGTGTGTTAATCGTTGGGCGATTGGCAAAGTTCTGCGTTATCAAATTCTCTTTTGACGCCGCCGCTTGCGCGTTAGCCGCCCCGGTATAATCAGGCGCAGCGGGAGTAGATTTGCCCATCAGGTTTCTCCAAATACTTGCAGTTCTCAGGACGCATCTCGAAGGCAATTAAAGCGCCGGTAGGATGTGCGCCCTCAATCCGCGCTATTTCTGTCCAACCTACGCGCCGCGTAAATCTAAGTGACTTCTCGTTTCCGCTCTCGATCATGCAAAGCAGAACTTTAATCTTTGCTACATTGAACACATAGTCGAACACGCACCTCAGAAACTCTCGCGTGAGCCAGATGCCCTCGCCAGCGACATGAAGCTGGCATGAAGCACCGTTCCAGTTATCAAGCCCGACAACGCCGCGTATTTTTGCGTCAGGCGTAACATTAGCAAGGCATCTTAAATTGCGCGTCGGCGCGTATTCTATTCTCTCGCACAACCACCGTTCAAAAACGTCATGCGGCCCAAATTGAATCAAAGCAAATTACCGTAGTCGTAATATTCGTAGTCATCGTAATTCGGTGGAGCGGGCGGCGTGTAAGGAGGTGGAGCAATCGGAGCGGGTTGCGTGTAATTTTTTCTTGGAACTTGCACATACTGCCCACCAAACCCGTCGCCAAAATCCACGTATTCAAAATCATAGCCGGGGTCTTCGTAAGCCGGTGCTTCGTCTACGGGTGGCGGCGTATAGGCCGGCGTTTCGTCCACCGGCGGCGGCGTGTAGGCCGGTGCTTCGTCCACCGGCGGCGGCGTGTAAGGCGGTGCTTCGTCTACGGGTGGCGGCGTGTAAGGCGGCGGGTAAACCGGTCTGCCTTCGTCTTCAGGCGGCATGAAAGGATCGGCTGGCGCGGGAGTGGGCGCCGGGGTAGGTGTCGGAGTAGGCCACGGATCATCGCCGCCGGGCGGCGGGACAGGATCTGCGGGCGGGGGGACAGGATTGGCGGGCGGAGGAGTGGGCGTCGCAGGCGTGCGATTAGACTTCGGCACTCTCAGCCACTGCCCGCCAAAGTCGCCAAAGCTGATCCACTGCCATTCCTCGTCGTCAGGAAGAGGGTCATCCGGCTGTGGGGGGCGCGTCGGGTCAAACGGATCATCGCCGCCGGGCGGCGGGACAGGATCCGCGGGCGGCGGGACAGGATTGGCGGGCGTGCGATTAGACTTCGGCACTCTCAGCCACTGCCCGCCAAAGCCATTACCAAAATCTATATACTGCCATTCCTCGTCGTCAGGGAGAGGGTCACCCGGCTGTGGGGGGCGCGTCGGGTCTGGGGTAGGCGTCGGGGTGGGCGTAGGGTCATCGCGGGCCGGCGGTGGGACAGGATTGGCGGGCGGCGGGGTAGGTGTCGGTGTAGGCGGCGCGCCAGGTGCAGTATTCTGCATCCACGGGAAATTAAGCGTTGTCGGTCCAGTTGCCAATCTTGCGGGCGCGGGAGAATTAGCGCGCAGCGCGGCAATCAGCGGGTTAGCGCCGGCAGGGTACCCAGAGATGGTCGGACTAGATTCAGCAGAACCAGATGTTCTCGCCATTACATAATTCCTCCCGGTTCATAAAGTACGTGATAGGAGGACAGCGTTGTTGATCCACCAACGCCCTTCACACGCAAGCGCACAGCACCAAAATAACCAAGGCCGGTAACGCCAAACCAATTTTCGTAAGTGTTAGAGGCTCCAGACCATTTGGCAGTCCCCCAAACTCCGGTATCCCATTCTGAGGTCGTATCTGCGCTAAAAGATGGCGTGCCAGGAACACCAGTGAAACTGTACTGCGTGTTCATACGCAGTTTTACGCCAGGTGCCTTCGTCGTAATAAAAACAGGACGCACCATTGTAAATTTCTTCAAGCGCCCAGGCATTTGATACGAGTTAAAAGCTCCCTGGACATCGCCGCTCACATAATCGCCGCTGGTATTGGCTATTGTTAGTCCGTCTTGTTCTCCGTAAAGCCCCTTGGCGATGCCGTAGTCGTCGGTGGCAAAATATAATTGTCCATTGAGCAGCGCGGTGCAGACCATAGGCATGTTGGTGAACGAACACCACGACCCAGTGTTCACGTTCATTGCGTACTGCACATAGATGCCGTTTTGCGGCGGAACTTTAATAATCAAGACATCTGAGTTCGGAACAAGGATAACGTCCCACGACGGGTCGTTGCGATATTGAACAATCAGTGGAGACAACACGCTTTGAATTTTAGAAGACGGCCCAGGCTGTATTTCGCTGAACTGACCGTTGACCAAGCGAGACATTGGCACCAAGCCAAGCTCTGACAAGATCATCACATCGCCGCCGTATGCGGTAAAAAAACGGCCTATTGATGGGACGGGTCCGACATACCAGACACCCTTCAACCCAAACGTAGCAGCAGACGTTGGATCGGTGCCTTGCCAGACGCCGACATCGCCCTCGGTGCCGACAACTACAAGGTAATCATCAACGCCAAATCCGCTGTCGAGCGTCCAGTTGATAAGCCCGCGGACAGAGCCGCCGTTGCGCAACAACGAACCCATCTCAAATGCTACAGCAACGCCGTCGATTGCATCAACGTCTTCGAGGTAATAGACCGTTGAAGTCTTGTCTTCCGTAAACCAAACGCGATTTTTCCAAACTGCTATAGACGACAAGTCAGTTGGTAAATTTGTGGGCGTGGTTTGTGTCCAGCCGGTGGTTGCCTCGTACACCCAATAGCCGGCGCCGGGAGATACCGCGAGCAAGACAACTTCGCCGCTGACGAGCGCAAACTGTGTCGTGCTCCAGATGCCATCTGTTGATCCTGTTGCGGCTTGGTCTTCAACCGCATCTTCGCCAGTAACATCCCAGATGCTGCCGCCTGATGCCGCGAACAACTTGTTATCCGCGCTGTCAGCAGCGTTATAGCTAAACAACGATGTGACCGGATCATCAAGGACATTGCAGCTATACTGCCATCCCTTTCGCAACAAACAGCCTGTGCGCTGTGGGATGAAGTTGTTAAGCACCATCGCGTCGGTCGCGGGCATCTCGCTGATCGGGTCGCGGAAATTCAAACCGCCCACAGGTGACGGAACACTCGTCATCATTGAGACTTGCGTTGCCGCAGATACTCGAGGGCTTTTAAATGGTTTGACTGCGACTAACGGCATTAGGAACCGAAGCCAGTGTCAGGCGTGTTGTAGAGCGCGTTGAGGTAAGGGAACCCGTATGTACGCACCATGTTCAAAACGGGTGCGCCCTTTTCTTGGCCTTTGCGGTTTTCAAAGTTCACATGGAAATCACGCATTGCCGCAGAAGAGTCTAATCCCTTCATCTCTAGCCACTTTGCCCGCGTGAAAAGTGTGACTAAAAAGGCATCAAGAAGAATGATGTCGCCATTCTTGGTGGCGCGGTTTTTGTAGAGCGTTGGGTTGTCCTGATCCTGTACCCAGGCGAGGGACTGATACATAAACGTCAGCGTCTGCGCTTCAGTTGGCGGCGCCAGGATATACAGAGAATTGTCGCGGACTTGCCAGTAGAACGACATTGTCGGCAAGACGTCGTTGACTAACAAGTTCTGCCACATCTGCGGGCTGATAGGCCCGATCGCCGGCCACTGGTTAGTGCTGTTCCACTGCGTCTGATCTAACCACTCGTAGAAATCCTCGGGCAGATCAAACGCTTGTTCTGTCTGTCCGGGAGTGTCTGCAGCGATAGAAATATTATAAGTTCGCGTAAGTTCTTGCCAATCGTACAGACCAAGAAGTTCGGTGGCCGACATATTGACGGCTTGCACCATCTGCTGAACAGACGGATCTGAATCGCCGGCTGGGTCGGATGGCGTAGGATAGCTCACCATCTGAGCCACGTTTTGAACGATGGCTAAAAGACTTGCGTCTTGAATAATTTGGAAAGCCATCTAACCCAGCCCTTAATTAGTTTTTGGCTTTAGTCATCATTTTATTTAGCGCCTCGATCTGAGACTGCATTTCCTCAATCTTGGCATCGCGTTCTTTAAGCTCGTTGTTCATGCGCTCAAAGGGAGCGTTGCCCTTGGCAATCTCCAAGAAAGCGTTGGCAGAGCGTTTGTCATCTTGGAAGCCAAAGAACTTTTGACCCACGCTATCTGACGCCGCTGCAAGCTGCTCAACAGTGTGAATAGAGAAAAACTTGTATTCCTCAATTTTGCTGGGCGTCATCTTCGGCAGCGAGGAGATCGGCGTGCCTTCCTGCACTACACCGGCGTTTGCTTGCCAGTTGGCATATTTTGCCGCGAAGCGCGTGACGTCATAAGACTGAACGGGACGCTCGACGATGCTTGCCTTGTCGCCTGGGACAATGATCGTGATGTAGTCGATCTCTTTATAAATGGCGCGACCAGCCAGGTCTGACTCAGCCGGCTGAATCTTTGGGCGACGGCTGAACTGTACATGCAGCTTGTCGTCGTTCTGGAACCTGTTGGAGTTGTCGTCTACTGCGTCTGCAACATTATTCCAATCTGTCGGTGCTGTGGCGGTGTTCATTTTTTACCCTTTTGTTTTATGTAGAAAACAGCGCGGAGACGTTGCCCCGCGCTGTTGTTAGAAATTACAGAGTGCTGCTTACGTTAGGGTAGGAAAACATAGCGTCGGCGTTTGTCGCGGCAGCGCCGCCGGTAGCAGTCAACAGAACAATGCCATCGATAATTTCAGAGCCGGCGGTTCCATCGTCATCAACAGCGCCGGCAGTGCCAGTCGAGTTGAGGCGAGTGCCTTTAGCAGCAGATGCCAGAGTGCGGAGGCTTCCTTTGCCGTAAATCTGGAACCAACCGTACTCGTTGTCCGCAAGAGCGGCCTGGGCGGCAGCAAAGCGAGTCCCAAACCCAGAAGAGCCGGGTGCAGTCGTCGTGGTCGATGCCATTGCAAAATTAAAGCCGGTCAGTTCGACAACGGCATATCCAGCGCCAGTGACGGCCCCGTCAGCTTGTCCGTAAATAAATTCCTGATAGCCATTGGTGGGGTTGTCGTAGCCACCAACAGTACCAAGGCGAAAAGCGGCAGTGCTTGTAGAAGCGGTAACTTGATCGGCACTAATGCCAATTGTTGCTTGAGCCATTTTTATCTCTCCTAATTAAAAAATGCCTTGGCGGACGAGGGACTCACCAGGCCCGCCAAGGCGAGGTGAGCCACCACGGCTACTAGGCTTGAATGCGACCCTGGAACTGCGCGCCAGAACTCGTGAGGTTGCCGGCCCAGCCAAGGATCTGTACCTCTGCGTCCTGGTTGACCGAGTAACGCTTGTTCGGGCTAAGGGCGACCATGTTCCTGTCCTTGTGCGGGCGCAGGAAGATGTACTTGGTGTTCAGCGAGAACATCAGCGAAGAGCCGATGTAGCCGCCGATGCCGCCGTCCAGAACAACGTCTGCATCCATAAATTTAATCGTCGGGAAACCGAGCGAACCAGTTTCTGGAGACGTAAACCGCTGAATGGCCTGCAGCGAGGTCATATAGTAAGTCCAGAAGATGCTGTCCGAGACGATCAGGTCAGGGCGGTCAGAGCCGCGGACCTGGCTGGCCCACATCGAGTTCATCGCGGCCTGGATCGTCGTCGCAGACGGAGTCACCGACGCTGTGCTGAAGTCATACAGCTGCGAACGCCAGAACGCCCAAGTAGCGCGGTTGATGCCGCCGTAGGTGCCAGTCGTAGGATCAGAAGGCACAGCGGCGTTGAGGCCGGTGACTTCTTTGCCGCCGCTGCCGGTGCCGTCGCTGTAGATCGACTGCGCCAAGAGGTTCGACATCGTGCTTTCGGCTACGTTGATGCGGCCTTCAAGCAAGTCGATGAAGGCTTCTTTGCCGCTGTTCTGCAGCATTTCGAGGCCGGAAATCACAACCGGGCAGGCGAGCTGCTTAATGTTGAACTCAGCCGCGCTAATGACATCAGCCGCCGCAACGGGCAGCAGATCATAACCGCTGTAGAACGCGCCGTTGCTGTTCTGCGCGTAGCTCAGTTCCTGCAGGATGACGTTACCGCCACCGATCGTCTTGACGTTGCCGCGCATGTTGAGCTTGGCAAGCAGGGCGTTGTTCTTGGTCACGTTGTCCGCAATAGCGCGACTACGATTTTGAATTGTCGTTGCTACGATGTCCGTAGTGTTCGGAAAAGCCATCTGAAATCTCCATGAGGAAAGGGTTCACGGAACAGGTACTGCTCCGCGTGACACACGTTCGTTCCTTGCAGCGGAACTAATGTGGTCGCCTCATGTTCGGGCCTTGGCCCGATGGCACAGTGACCGCGACGAAACAACGGTGGGAGCCTTAGCTCTCCGATGGCGTTATTCGCTGCACGTTCTTGCGGCACAGTTTTAATTATTATTTGATATTGCTGGTGGTGCTTATCTGACGTGGCGTTCCAACCGGATGATGCCTTACAAATAAACGTCCAGCTTTTATCAAAGGACAATCTTAAAAGTGCCGCAAGCTATCATGCAATTTTTAACATTAACGGCTGTGGCTGGCAATAGCAGCTTCGATAGCGCCCCTGACGTCTAACGCGGTCTGCTGAGGCGCTCCTAATGCCGGCGCACCACTGACGCTTACCGCCGCCGACTTTGCCTTCTGCGCGGCCCCTGTGAGCTTCTGCGCGCCTTGTGCCTTCTGACGAGCAACCAAGACCGACCTGACACGCTCATTGCCGGCACACGCCTGTTTATACGCATCGCCAAGCGATAGGTCGCGACCGCGCCTCTGGGCCATCTCCATCAGATCTGCCATGTCTTCGCGGACGTCCTCGGCAAACTCAGCCCGCTCAATAAAGTCGAGAACCTCGCTTTCGGCTTGGCGCGCTACGTTCTGTTGCGCTTGCGCCTGTGCGCTTTGGTGCTGGTTCATAAACTGTTGGATCGGCGCAAGCTGCTGCTGCATGGCTTGCTGGAGTTGCTGCTGCTGGGCGTCCACGCGGGGGATCTCGCCCACTAGGGCGCTATCGAGCTGCTCGATGAAGCCCTGCCCAAAGCGACCGACGCCAAACTGCTTAACCAGACCAGACACCAGTTGCGCGATATCCTGCGAGGAACCTGTCCGCAACCGCGCCGCGGTGGACATTAGGTTGTCGATCGCCTGGAGCGGGTTAGAGTTCTCGGCCTTGATGAACATCTGGTAAGGCGCAATCGTTCGCTCGATCTGCTCGGCGTACTTACGCGCCTCGGCAGTCTCTTTTAACGTAGACTGTACCTCGCGTTCGCGGCGTGCGACCTCTGTTCGCACCGCCTCTGGCAGCGCGGCCCAATGTTCGCGTGTTTCGGGGTGCCAAGATGCCGGCGCACGGGCTTCCGTCTTAGACGGAGAAGACTTAGGCCCGGGCTGGATACCGCCAGACTTGGCTTCTGTAAGCTTTTCTTCTGTAGGGTTGGCTTCCGAAAGCTTGGTTTCTTTAGCGCGTAGCTGCGGTCGCTCAGGTTGTGGCTCTTCTTTCGGGCTAGGCTCTAGCGCCGGCGTGCTTTCTACGGCTGGCGTAAGAAGATCGTTTTCTTCTGGCATGGCCGCTTCAATCGATTCGCGGATCGAGGGTTCATTTTCCATTGTTCTGTCTTTCTAGCTGGGTGATGGCATCATGGATGTCACGTTTTGTGATCGTACCGCCGCGAGTTCTGTAAATGTCTCGCGCTTTCTCTGCGGATTTCCATTCGTTCTTATAATCGTCGCTCGTCGTCAGGTTGTTGTCGCGCATGTACATGCGGTGCTTTTTGCGACTGCCGATGTCCTTGCCGTCAGTCGTTCTTGCGCCGTCATAATGCGTGTCGTTCCACAGCGAACGGTCAGCGTTAGTGCGGTCAATCTTGCGTTCTGTGGTGATCTCTACGACTTTTTTTGCCTTTGCGTCGTATCTGTAGCGTGGCATGGGTTTATCTTTCTTTCTTCTCGCCCTTGGTACGGACTTCCTCTTCTTCCTCTGGCTCTTCCATCTCGCCCATTTCTTCCATCTCAGGTTCTTTGTAGTTGTCGGGCATACGCCCGATCTGGCGCAGGATTTCAGCGTAGATTTGCATTTTGGCGTGCATGTTGTTCACCATTTCACTTTGTCTGCCCAATAGGCGGCAGAGGTTTTGCCCTTGGCAATGTTGGATGCGTGACGCGCCTTAAAAGATTTGCGCCTATTGCTGTAGGCTTCAGATTCGCCCTCTTTTGCTGGCGAGCCGCTGACGCCTTGCTGACCAAACCTGATTAACTTTATTTGCTCGCCTACTTTGCTTAAAACGGCGTGAGACTTTTTAGGATGCGAAGGCGTGCGTTTAGGCGCGTTAAAGCCACCAAACTCTTTTCGCAACGCCTGTATACGCGCCGTGTATTTGTCCATGATTATCTGGTCACAGGAGGCAAGTTTGGATTGGGCTGCATGGCTTGACGCGCCATAGCGTTTAGCTGGAGCACCTTGGCTTGCGTGTCCACGTTTGTGTCCTGCGCGTTAGCCTGACGCTCCGCGGCCTGGGCCTTCTTGTTTTCAACCTCTGCAATCTGCATTGGGTTTGGCGGCGGCGGCTGCTGCACGCCGGCCTGCTGCATCTGCGCGATCGCCTGATCCAGTACGCCCTCGATGTCAGCCGAGACGCGGAACTTGCTAACGCTCCACTGCAAGAGCTTCAGCATGTACGGCACTGCCTGCGGCATCATTTGTCCCAGCGGCGCAACCTGGCTGACAAACGCGCCCAGGCCCGACAGGAACTGCGTGGCACTGTCGCGTTCGGCGCTCCAGTCCATCGCCGCCATGCTGTCCGCTTCGACGTTGACGCGGTACTCGGCCAGGTTCTCGTCCTTGATAAGCTGGATGGCCTGTTCGCCGTATTGAGCGTCAGCCGTGCGCATGATGTTTGAGCGCGTTGCAATCGTCTCGGGCTGGAAGTGCTTTGAGATGATTTCGGCCTTAATACGCAGCAGGTTCGTAATCCACTCCGCAATGTAAAACTGATTAAGCTGGATCCGCGTCGAGCCAAACTGCGCTTTAATCTGCTGCGCGGTCGCAGTCTCAGACGCCCTCGATGATCCACGCATAATGTCGGAGATGCCAAGCACCTCGTAAATCTGCTGCGTCTTGTCGGCGCGGTATTGGCGTAGATGGTCGATGGCGTTGACCACTTGCTCGATCGGCACCCAATCCACTTTGCCTTTGACGCCGCCGGCCTCGCTGAACATAGCCCAGTTGTCCACCGGGATTAGTTGGTTTTCCGCGGCTTGTGAGAACATGCGCTGGATGCCTTCAGCGTTTCTGTCGTAAACGCCCACGACCTTGGCGGCGCGCGTCAGCCAGGTGATGCGCGTGTTGATTTCATCAAGCTCGTTGAATTGATCCTGCGCGAAGATGTAGTCGGGACGCGGGAGGAAGTTGCTCGAGGTAAGATTTGCCGCAAGCGGCTTGGGGCATGGGAAAAAATTGTCGAGCTTCAGAGGGTCGTCTTTGTAATCAAGAATTACGTCTGACCCTTTTGCAGTCCAAAAAACCCTGCGCGATTCTTTATCCCAAATCTCAAACACTTCTGCCTTAGACCAGGGATCATACTTAGGAGCCTCGTTGTTGAGGCGCATATCCGATGTGCCAGACTGCGTACCCAGCGCAACGCTCTTGCCGATCTCTTCGCCAAAGCGGGCAATGAGCTGGTCGCGGGTCATTGCTACGCGCCGCGCTACCCAACGCACCTCGTCCCAAGTGCGCGCCGGCGAATAGAAGAAATCCTGCCAGTAGATATAATCAAGCGGCGCATCTTCGTTCGTGATGCGCTCGAACATCTCGCCCGTGTCCACTTCTAGGCCGGTCATGGGGTCGATCTGCGGTGGCATAGGCTCTTGCACCGTCTCGACCTCGTAACGCAGCCAGCATTGCCCCATCCCAACAATAAGCCAGTCCTCGATGCCCTGACGTATGGCGCCATCCCAGTTCGAGATGTTGTCGTCGAACGATCTGTTGAGCATGCGCTGCATGATGACGCCGGCAACGCGGGCCTGGTCGTCGTCCGCGTCCAAGAACGATCGCGCTACGCTTGCCTTGGGCGGTCGGGCGTACAAAAGACTGAGCAAGACCTTCATGCTCGACCAAAACAAGTTTACGCGGCTTTCGTCGCGGCCGGCATCATCGCGGCCAAAGTCATCGCGCCGGTCTAGGTATCTGCGCGTAATCTTTATGGCATCGTCGTGCCACTTCCTTAATTCTTTCTTGCTGGCCGTGATCTCAGTGTCCCAACGCTGCGCCATGCCCGTGGGCGTGTTTGCAAAGTCGCTGTTCGACTCAATTCTGTTTTGATTTTCCATTAGCCTAACCGCCCACTTTGATTGTTCTGACAATCCCAAATGTCATCGAGCGCAAAAGCGTAATTTGCACCCTCAATTGCCAGCTTTACCTTTTTTACGCCCGTTGATGCCTGTTTAGCAACTGGCTGGGCGGCAATGGCTAAGTATCTAAACGCATCAGATGCGTGGCTGTGCTGGTCGTGCTTTGGTCTGCTGCGATAAGTCTGAGTACTCTCATCCCACTCACGCATGTAAGCGCGGAGATGCTCAATGCCGTCATAAGTGCCAGTTTCATCAAAGTAGCACTTGGGCAGAATCAGGCGGGCTGACTCAATGCCGTCTTGCAACTTAAGCTCCGTTACTATTCGCGGAATTATGCCCGCCTGTAGAAACTGCTCAATAATGCTTTTGCCGGTCTGTAAGCTTTTTGCCTTGGCATCGTGCGGCAACCAGACCGTTCCAACCTTGTACGGGCGTGATTTAATCCAGTCGATGTAGTGTTGGATTGGCTGGTTATCGTTCTCGTAAAAGTCAGTGATCTTGTAGCCGTCTGGCGTTGTCTGCCAACCCCACCAACTGCAACTGTCCGTAAAACCAAGGTCGGCGACCAGGTCTGTCGTAAACTCTTGGTCTGTGGGGAAACTGCCTACACGTTTGTCTTCGTAGGCTTGCCCGATCTGCTTTGCGTAATATGCGCCGGGAATGGCGGCGTCGAAAGATATCTCGTATTCGGTCAGGTATGTCTCTTCGGTCATCTGAGCGCGGGCGTCGCGAAGTTCGTCAGGATGCAAGATGTCAGTCTTCGACGCCGGCAGCTCCATCATCATGTGCGTGTCAGGGTTTAATCGCGCCTCTTCGCGCATCTGCCAGAAGAAGTTCTTGCCACTTGGCGTGCCGGCGAATATCGCCCAGCCTCTGCGGTCTGACAACGCGGGGCGTAAGACCGAGTACCACGCGCTGGGGCGTATGTGGCCCACTTCGTCCAAAACGACTCCATCGAAATACATGCCTCGATAATTATCGGGCAAATCTGCTCCGCCAACGTAGATCGTGGACTCGTTGCCAAACCCGTTCTTGATCGTGATCTTTAATTCAGACTCGTTTGGCGGCTTTGATTGGAGCGGCTTGGTAAGTTCTTTGAGGTAATTCCACGCGACCTTCTTAGCCTGTTCGCGGAAGGGGGCAAGATAAGCAAACTGCGGCTTGGGGAGGTCTGATTCCATCGCGCCAACAACCAAGTCAGCACACATCGCAACCGTCTTGCCAGCGCGGCGGTGAGCAATGACGACAGCCCAACGCTTCTTGCGCGTATGAAGCGGAAGAAAGACTTTGCGCGGGATGTAGTCATTTATGTCCATTTATTTTGACTTCTGACGTTCTTCCATCAGCCTCAGACGCACGTTCATGTCGTTCATCTGCGTGAATATTTCCTCACGCATCTTGTGCCGCGCATCAGCCGAAAGAGGACTGTCGGTAGGGATGCCTTGCGGCGTAATCAACATTGGCATCTGACCTTCCAACTTAGTCATCCTGATGCCCATACCGTTTACTTCTCCCAGCAGCCATGCGATTGACGCAACAACTACGGGGATAATCGCTTTAAGTATGTCGCCCCAGTTCACGGCGTCGGGCCACCAACAGGGTTGGCTGCGCCAGCCGGTGATTGCGTCATAACTTCAGTGCCTGGTGGTACAGCGGCGCCCGTCGGGCTTTCGTTCATTGGGCCATAACAGTCGGCGAGCTTTGTATTGTTGATTTTGTTTGGCCTGACATTGCAAGGGAAGCTGAACATATTGCTCATGCCGCCGGGGGCGTTGCGGTGGTGGTGAACTTTCTGAACGCGGCCGGCTGTGTCGCCCAGGTCGGGGCCTGAGGGAATTGCGTGCGTGGCTGAAAGAGCGACCAAACCTTGCCTGGGCCTGGGGCGGCGCACGAGTTGTTCATCAGCTCCATGTCGGCAAGCGCGGGGCCTCTGAGGACAGGGCAGACTGACGTGCCAAGAGGAAACGTCACGCCGTTGACGTTGATCGTCTGTCCTGGGACCGCAGTCGTGGGGCTTGCGGCGCACAAAGCAAACTCACCGTCGCAGACCTGTATGGTGGTCGCGTTTGCTGTGGGGGACAGCAGCGCGACTAAGGCCGCGACGGTGAGCAAAGGGCGCATTTTGTAAGCCTTTTTCATGAAAAAAATAAAAACGGGATTGGGCATGGGGGGGGGCGGGTCCCCGTTCCCGCGCCGCCCCCCCCTGCCGTTTTCGGGGGGGTGGGGGGGTGTTTTTGACGCCGCGGGCGCCGCGGGGCGGGTCCATGCTGCACTGCGTTGTCGCATAATGTGCATTACGGAAAGTAAAACATTGAATGATTTCAACGAGGTGCAATTCATTGGTGTATTTCGCACCCGAAAAACAGGTGTTTTTAGGGTAACCCTGCGCGGATTACACGTCTGCATTGTGGGCCTCGGCCTCGGGCGCCGGCTGATCGATCGTGACGGTGTGAGCGCTGCCGGCGACGGCTCGACCGGTCAGCCAGCCCAGGTTGATCGTCACCGCCGGCCCGCCGGCCTGGGTCTGTACGGGCGGAAGAAGGCGCAGGACGCAGCCGGCGAAGGTAGCGCGGTCGCTGGCTACTTCACTGCGAGACATCTCTATCAGGAACTCTCCGAACCCTCCTGGACGGCATTCAGCCGCCGCACGGGCAATCTCTTTGGCAATGGGGCGAGGTATCAAGTTGAGCAAGCCCGCGGGTCTGCCGCTCTTTAAAACCGGCTTGGAGAGGCGTTTCATCGCCTCGGGTTTCTCTAGCCTCGCTTGCGTTTTTTCCATGCCTGAAAAATTAACTCCATCCTCGAGCCACATCAACCACCTTGAAAGACGCAAGCTGCTAGTGTTTACAACGACCTCGCAACAACGCGGGGATCTTAGTTCTCGCGGGGCGTCCTTCCCCTACTCCTTGCCTCTGTCACTGCGGCACGACGGCAAGGCGGCATAACCGCCGCCGCATTGACAGTTCCCGCAGTCGAACCCGCGGAATGCGGTAAAGCCGGTGAAGGCGGTGTTTTCCATACAACGAATGAGAAATTCATTGACCCCTCTCTCACCCCCCGCATCACCCGTTGAGGCTTCCCCCCTTACAGGGGGGGGGAAGAAAGCCTCATTGCATGGGCACCAAAAAAACGCTGCCTCAACGATTGAAGCGCCCACACAAAAACCTCAGCAAACATTGAACATTCAAAGCACAAAACACCCTCCCCCAGCCTCAACCGTTGAAGCAAAGGTTAATAACGTTGAGGCAAGCCTTTGAAGCGAGCGAGTACGAACTACCCCCCAAATCACACACTTACCCAGCAATACTGGGCCTAAGTACAGCCTCAACGTTTGCCTCAACGTGCCTCAACGTGCCTCAACGTTTTCAAACGGACCAACAAAAACGGGCCTAACTTGCACCATTTTCGAACATTACAACTCTTGTTATCTCAACACAAAACCACCCCGCATTATCCGTATTGACAGGCGCAAGCCGCTCAAATAATTTCCTCTCACTAACCCGCAAACAAATCAAACAGGACAAAAACCATGAACCGCCCGACAAACCTGATCACCCTTTCCTACCGCTCCGTCCCCGCCATTGCCGTCGACCTCAGTTGCTGGACTTGGTTCGCCAGTCCCGACACCGACACGTTTGACGCGCACGACTACGCCGAGGCGTTCCACCTCAACGTCCACGATATCGACCAACAGTCGATTAAATCCGTCCAAGACGCCGTAAACAACAATTTCGGAGGCACGCGCTGGATCGAAGTGACGTTCGAGAAGACCGACGAAGCCTCCTAACCCTCAAACCCCACAAATCAGGAGCCACCATGATCATCATCAAAAACTATCGCGCTCGCCATATCCAGCTGGCTATCCGTAGCGCGGTGCGCTGCGACTACAGCGTCGAGCGCGTTAAAATAAGCAAAGACGGCAGCGTCCACGCGCACGGCAGGATGCCAAATAGCATCAAGACCGGCTGGTTTTTTGTCGGATATGACCGCGACGTCATGTCTCGTATCCACGCCGCCAACATGACCCGCAGCCAAGTGCGAAAAGCAAAACTCATTGCCCTCCAGGCCACCTCATGACCCGCACCATAAACGCCCGCTTCGCCGGCACCTGCCGCTGCTCGCATCAATTCGCGCAAGGCGCGCGAGTAATTTACGACCCCCAGGCCCGCCGCGTCACAAGCTGCTGGGACTGCTCCACCGCCCGAAAAGCCGAAACCACGCGCCGTTTACACGCTGCCCTTGACCCGCTTGACGCAACCCGTTAGCGCCTCTAGCCTACGCGGGGAATAGCGGATCACGGTGAAGCGCTATTCCCCACGCTCAACAACCACGCAAACAAACAGGAGCTACGCCCATGATACGCGACTTTTTTGTCACAGCAGCCGGCGCCTTGGGTCTGGCTTTTTTGCTGTACTGCCTGACCCTAATTACGCCATGAAGCCGCGCAGCAAGAAGACGTCGGCGACATACACGGCAGCAGACGCGAAAGCGGCAGACGCAGCAGCCGGCACAGTAAAGTTCCGCCGCGGGCGCCCGCCCAAGCCTTTTGACTGGTCAACAGTAACGCCAGAAGCCCGCGCAGCCGCCATTGCGGCATGGCAAAAGAAAAAAACATGAACCGTTACTGCATGCGCTGCATTTACGCACACTGGCCCCAAACGGGGCCTGGAGAATGCCACGCACCCGCCGCGTTGCCAAACACGACCACGCAGACCGCCCGCGAACAGGGCGGGGTGTGCGGAGTACACGGCGACCTCTGGGTAGAAAAGCCCCGCGACCGTCCCATTTAACAGCGAGAGAGACGTACAATGAACGACGACCTGACCGCTAAAGAAAAGGCCCGCCTACGCGCAGAGTGGGAAGCCACTCTTACGCCGCAAGACCGCGTTGAGATCACGGCGTATATGCGCAAGCTGGGCGCGCTCGGAGGATTACGCCGTGGACGCCGCAAGGTGCGCGGTGATGCCGAGTACTACCGAAAACTCGGCGCCGCGAACAACACGAACATGGAGGCCGCCCGCGCCGGCAGAGCCAGGAAGAAAGCCGAGCGCGACAAGGCGAAGCAGGAGGAGTAGATGATCTCCTCACTCCCCATCCACAAATACGTCTGGGTCGATAGCCACTTCATCCGCGCCGGCGGCTCAGGCTTTGAGCCGGCAGTATGGTTTGGCCTCGTCAGCCAGTACGGCAGGGCCTGGGGCCTGAATGTAATGCTGGAGTGCGGAGCTATCTATCGCAGCCTCCCGCCTCATGCGATTGCGTTTTGCGATGAGCCTGAACAAATGTGGGCCGTCACTGATGCTCAATTGTGGGACTGCTACGCCGACAAGTTCCAACTGCATGAGTACACATATCTGCGCGAGATGACGGCCAAAACAAAAGACCACAGCGGCACATATCTATTCACCGCCGCGTTTACTGATGACGGCTTCACCCGCGCACCAGAGCAGCAGAAAGAGTTCAGCTTCATCGAGCTAGACAACGGTCGTCTTACGATCCAGCCGACGAACCGCACGCTGTTTGAGGACAAGTCGTTTACTGTCGATACAGGCGCACCAAAAGACTTGGTGACGCAGACAGAAGTCTGGTCGTGCGAGTGATCATCTAAACCACCACTCTCCGTCTACGATGCGACCGGCGACGGTTATCACCGTGCCGATGCACATGCACAGCCCCATTGCGTAGATCGTCCACTGCGCGGCGTCACTGGTGAAGCCCATGCGGTAGGCCACACCGGCCAGCCATTGAGACACGCCGACGAAAACCAACGTCGTGACCATGATTAGAAAAATGGCAAAGCACAGTGCGGCGATAGATTGGAGGTCTTGTTTCATCTTTCATTCTCCTGGGCTGTATTCGTCATCGCTGTGGGGGTGGAGCGTTCCTTAGAGCGAACGGTCGGGGTCATGCTGCGGGCCTTTCGATCTGATCCACCATTGTGATGCGCCGGCCAATCCAGGCCATCACGGGCACGGCCATTGAGTTCCCCAGCGCCTTGTAGCGAGGGCCATCAGCGGCCATGCCGTTGCGGTAAGGAATCAAAGTATAATCGTCAGGAAATCCCTGTAATCTTTCGCACTCCCGCGGTGTAAGGCGGCGCACGGCGGCTGATGTGGAAGGCATGGGCGTATTGCGCCCGCTTGCGTTGCTGTTCGTGTTCAAAGTGTTAAACACGTCCCCCGCGCGCACCTCGCCTGTCTGGTTTTGAGCAAAGGCCACGGCTTGCTGAATGCAGTCGCCCCCTTGTTGGTTGCCCCCGACAGGGCCACCCGCCATGACAGGCTGCGCTACGTCCACGGCGCGTGCCTTGTAATCACGGCTCGAGTTCTGCGGCATGATCGACCACGCGACGTAGGTTTGCTCGACTTGGTTGCCGCCAGAGTTGGCGCCAGAGTTGGCGCCGAGGCTGTTCGACACTGCGACCTGGCGGATCTGCATTGCCATAGGACTGGCCCCGTTTACACCTGACCCAGCCGTCCCGATTGTCGCTGCAACCTCGCCAGTTATGATTCCGTTATAGCAGTCAACGCCAATCGTGACAGGCACAAGCGGCGTTCCCCGTCCCGTCCCATTTTCACTCGCGTCAAAGCCATCAGCGCGCAGGGAGTGGGTAACGAACGTCTCACTTTCACCGTCAATGCGACCGACGCCGCCCTTGGCGTTTAAAGCCCTAGCGATTAGATGACCGGCTTGGGCTTGGTTATCGTCTGCGCCGCATGTTCCAACGTCGTTTGCAGTGAGCGCGGCAACTCCCGGCCCCGCTTGGCGGCGCGGCGCAGAATCCCCGCGCAGGCTTTCGCGCTCAAAAAGAACCGCTGCGGCACGTTGCCAGTCTCCAAGGTGTCCGACAACGAACACACGGCGGCGGCGCTGGGCCACTCCGAAGTACTGAGCGTCAAGCACTCGATAGGCGAACCCATACCCGAGTTCTGCCAAGCCCCCGAGGATGGAACCAAAGTCCCGTCCTCCGTTCGATGACAGTACACCGGGGACGTTCTCCCAAACCACCCATCGGGCGCGTGAGCGGCGAGCAAGTTGAAGAAACGCGAGGGCCAGGTTGCCACGCGCGTCGCCCAAGCCGCCCCGCAATCCTGCGATCGAAAAGCTCTGGCAGGGGGTTCCGCCGACAAGAATGTCAATTGGTTCATATTCGCCCTCGCGAATGGTGGTGAAGTCCCCATGCAACGGCACATCGGGATAGTGGTGCGCGAGGACCGCCCGCGGGAATTTGTCGATCTCGGAATAGAAGGCCGGCCGCCAGCCGAGCGGATGCCATGCGACCGTGGCCGCTTCGATGCCGGAACAGACTGAGCCGTACCGCATCAGGCCCTCGCGATCTTTACGAGGGGGGATACGAGGGGGATTTGCGTGTTCATGGTCCTACGTCCCCGTGGCTGTGGGGGAATCTGAGAGACGGTCGAGATATTGTTCAACCGCGTCACAAATTGCCGACGAGTTGTATATGGGCTGTTGCATAATTCGAGCTATGACGCCGTGAAGATCGTCCCGTCGCGTCATGGGCGTGGCTGTGTGGGAAGCTGAGAGGCGTTCGATAGCTACGTTCATGATTTCGCGTCTGCGCTCGTCGCCACCATCTCCGCCCTCGACAGCAAAGTTGTCGCGGATCAACTTCAGGCCGTCGATAATGTCTGCGTCTGGGATCATAGGTGCGGTCATTGTCATTACTCTCTCATCATCTCAGCGCGGTATTCAGCAGCAGCGGCGCGTTCGTCTGCAGTGCAATCCGCGCCGTGAATTTCCATCTCCTCGTACAGCCGCGTACATTCATCAAGTTGGCACAGTTCATCGTGAGTTGCAGGGACGCCGTCGACGAGCATAGAGATCACTTCAACTTCGGTGTACTCAGCCGGTTCACCGCCGCAGCTATAGGTCGGGCCGCGTGGGGGTGACGGCGGCGTGTAGATATAAGTGATGATGAGGTCGACATCGTTCTCGCCGTCGAAGGAGTGGTTGCAGCGATATGTGAG